AAGAGCCTTAGAAGCATGGATAAAGAAGCAAGGCTAACTTTGGAATATAGCGCAGAGGATGACAAGTTGATTAGCAATATTAATAAGCTTCATCATGCTGATAAGACAATTATGGTCGTACTTATGGATGAGGAAGAGGCTACGCGACCACGGGGCAATGATGGTAATCAAGGAGATAAATAGGGGGTTGGATGGGAATGGTTGTGATTATGGATGAGGAGAAATGAGAGGAAGAAAACCTCTTTTTAAAAAATATATGATTGAAGAAGCAGAGAAACTTGCAGAATTGGGTTTGACTAATGATGAAATTGCTGATTTTTGGGGAAGAAGTAGGCGAGCATTTCAATACTGGTTAAAGAAATATCCTGAATTATTGCACACCCTAAAAAGGGGAAAGCTGAAAGCAGATAAAGAAGTTGAGAAAAAGTTATATCAACGAGCTTTAGGCTATGAGTATGAAGAGAAAATATATGAAAAAAGAGGCGATAAATTAAAACTTATAAAGAAAGTTATGAAGCAAGTAGCCCCTGATACAACAGCGCAGATATTCTGGCTGAAGAACCGCAGACCTGATTTGTGGAGAGATAAGCATGAGCAAGAGATTAGTGGTCATATCAAAGCTACTTTGTCCATAAAAGATTTAAAGAAATCCATAAAGGAATACAAGGAAAGTGGAAGCTAATACCGAGGTATATCGGACATTTTTAGATGAGTACAGGAGTGATCCTGTATTTTTCGTTGAGCATTCTTTAGGTCACTATACATGGTCAAAGCAGAGAGAAATATTAAGGAGTGTCCGAGATAATGAGAAAACGGCGGTCAGGGCTTGTCACGGGTCCTCAAAAACATATACGGCAGCGGAGGTAACAGCCTGGTTCTTAAATTGTTTTGAGAATTCAAAAGTTATAACCACAGCACCTACGGATTTTCAGGTTAAAGAGTTGCTTTGGGCAGAGATAAACAGAATCTATTTGGACTCTAGGATAGAGCTTTTGGGCGAATGTTTGACAAAGAAAATAAAAATCGAGGAAGAACCCGACCATTATGCCATAGGGTTTTCAACTGATAAGCCGCAGAGAGCGGAAGGCTGGCACGCCCCGGCGATCCTGTTTATATTTGACGAGGCAAAAGGAATCGAATCCTGGATGTGGGATTCGGTGAAAGGTTTGTCTGTAGGTGGATTTGTCCGTTGGCTTGTTATTTCAACGACAGATGGCGTGCAGGTAGGAGATAATTTTTACAAGATATTTGAGAAAGCGAATAACGGTTGGAACAAAGTTCATATATCAGCCGAACAATCACCATACATAACAGGCGAAAAATTCAGATATATAGAGATAGATAATTCTGAGCACCCTGAGCATTTTAAACTGAAACACATTGAGCCACAAGAATTGATAATCCAGATTACCACACAGAAATGGATAGATGAATGTGAAAGAGATTGGGGAAGAGAATCGGTATTGTTTCTCACAAAGGTAAAGGGCGAGATTGTCGATGAAGGTACTGATACGGTCATAAAGCTGAGTCAGGTCATGAGGATGTTTGAGAATTATTCGACAGAAGGCTTTGATGATAGTGGACAAGAAGAGATAGGTTGCGATGTGGCACGTGGTGGGGCTGACAATACGGAAATGTATAAACGAAAAGGTATGAAGGTAATTGATGAGAGGACAATAACGACTCGGCAGCTCCCTCCAAAGGCAAAGCTTGTTTATATATCAAAAGAGCTAGAGGATTTTGCCCGCAAGAAAAGAGACATAAGAATAAAGATAGATGATACAGGCGTTGGCGGAGGGCTAACCGACATAATGCAGGATAAGGGATATGACATAGTTCCAATAAATTTTCAGCAGCAGGCTAAAGACCCGAATAATTATCCGAATGCGATATCCGAAATGTGGTTTGAAGTTGCTGCGATGATAGACGAGATTGCTTGCGAAAACAATGAAGTCCTTCAGACCGAGCTTGTCAATAGGAAAAGGAAGCCATTGGATAAAAAAGGCAGAAGAGTCATAGAGAGTAAGGATGAATATAAAAAGCGAGGCTTTCCTAGTCCCGATAAAGCAGATGCTTTCCTTTTGACATTTTATGACGTGCTTGAAGAACAAGGAGACATAGAGTGGGTGTGAGAACATGAACATAATAGAGCGAGCAAGCTATTTTCTGGGAAAAGCCAGGGGACTCTACAGTAAGGGCATACAGGACGCATTTAGCACAACTGGTGCTAGGCCGTCATTGTCGGACAGTTCGGCATGGGGCGATCCTTATGAGTGGGGGTCATATCTCCTGGACAACAAGAAGCCATCAACAAAGAGCCAGTTTATAGACAGCAATCTGGGCTGGGTCTATATCTGTGTGAAGCTCAATTTCCAGACGGTAGGCTCACAGCGGTTAAAGCTCTATGTGGCTAAAGAGACGAAGGGTAAGAAGTACATGACGATAAAGACGAGGCCTGTCATGGCAGTCGTGAGCTAAAAGAGTTTACGACAATGTTTATGGACTTGACTGGGGAGTGCTACTGGCTAATGCTCAAGGACGGACTCCAAGTACCGAGACAGCTATGGGTTATCCCCGCACAGTACATAAATCCCGAATATGGCGACTCACTGGCCAAGCCGATAATAGGCTATAAATACGAAAGGGGGAATGTAAAGATTTTACTCAAGCCAGAGGACGTGGTTATGTTCAATACGCCTAATCCTAAGAATATCTTTTCTGGATTCTCGACTATCAGAGGAGTGGCCGATGCCGTCTATATCCAGTCGCAGATGAATGAATTTGAAACATCGATATTTGAGAACAGGGCAAGGGTGGGCGGTGTAATTGAGGAGACGGAGAATGTGGGGATAAACGCAAGTCCCCGTTGCGATAGGTTCTCTGAGAAGATGAACGAAAACGTACTTCCTTTATTTGACGAGAAGCTGTTCTGTGCTTTTGACGACCCCGTACCTAAGAACAGGGAGCTTATCCTGAAAGAGCAGATAGGACGGGTGAAGGGCAACATCATGCTTATAAACGAGGCCAGGGCAGAGCAGGGATTAGAGCCCATAGAGGGTGGAGATGAGATGCTGGTTGACAATCGGCTTATACCCATCAGTGCTGCTGGGGTTACGCCACCGACACCAGAGGAGGAGGAAGAGCAGGTCAGGAGTTTCAGTAAAAAGGTAGTTGATGCCATGAAGGAGATGTTGGGATGATTTATCGAGTTTTTACAGGCTATAACACAGGTGGAGAGCCGATTTGGATATGGAAATGTGATTGTGAGATATGCCTAACCACAGGAGGTCAATGTCAGGCAGTTATAGAAGCTAATGAGGAAGAGAAAAGCAAGCCACAGCACACCGCTCTCTATGCGAGCTTGAGGAGATGAATAGGAGGATAAATGAAAAATGAAGAATTTTATTGGAAAAGGGCGAGAGAGTGTTGGATAATTGCAGGGATTTTTTTTACTATAGCTCTAATCGGTCATATATTGGTGTTGGTGATAACACTCTTGGGATATTAATGAATGATTAACCCTAGTCTACTCTCCGACTCTCTGGCCGCTCAGGTGGCAAGCGAGGTCATCTATTCCAAACTCCAAGTAGCGACTACTGACTATCTGACAAATGAGATTACAGCTAATGTGAGGAAGGAATTATTGGATGTTTCCCTTGCCTATATCCATGAGCTAAAGCGTAACCTACTTTTTGAGAAGCTCTTTAAATCGCTTGTTCCTTATGAAAAGAAGTTTATGGCCGTACTTCATTCTATATGGGAAGAGGAGCGAAAAATAATAATAGCCAACATAAAGAAGATGAAAAAGGCATGGTTGAAGAAGGATGCTGTTGACCAATTACTCTACCCGAGGAGTGCATCTGAAAAGAAACTATCAGAACAGGCACTGGAGATAATTCTTGTAATTCTGGGCGAAAGGGGTGCGACTGAGATGGGGACGATCGGCGTGGCGGATGTTGTTTTTGATGTCACTAATCCAGAAGTCCAGAAATGGCTTACTAGCTATGTGCCAAAATTCTCTGCAAAGCTGGAAGAGGTGAGCGTATTAAAACTAAGGTCAGAACTTATCGAGGGCATAAAGGCTGGTGAGGGAATTCCTGAGCTTATAAAACGGGTCAACCTGACATATGACAATTGGAATAAAGTGCGCTCTGAGACTATAGCAAGGTCAGAGACGATGAGAGCATCGAACAGGGCAGCACTGGAGGCTTATAAACAATCTGGGGTTGTGAAGAAGAAGATATGGATGGCCGAACCCGATGCTTGTAATTGGTGCGCACCTTTGGATGGCAAGATAGTCGACCTTGAAGCCGCTTTTTTCGATATAGGAGATGAATACACGGTTAAAGTGGACGGAAAGGATCAGACTATGCGGTTGGATTATGAGACGGTGGAGACTCCGCCTTTACATCCCCGCTGCAAATGTGCAATTTCACCTTGGATTGAGGAGTGAGAAATGAAATATCATTTAAAAGAAAATTGGGATGTTACCATAGATATAGAGATTACACATGATGGCACTAAATACAATTTTAGGTTTGATTTTATAGTTAATACGGATGAAAAGTGGCTAGATATTATTAAAACTGGGAAGTCAATAATAACAGAAAAGTTCGGTCATTCAGGATATAAAATTACCCAAATCAGCTTATCTAATAAAGATTGAGGAGACTTAGATGCCAAGAGATGTAAATTACAGCCCAGAACAGCATGACAGCATATCGGGCCATGTTACTTATGAATGGTGGTGTCCTAAATGCTGTGATTTTCATAGCGAACCATATGGATGTCCGTACGAAGATTATGATTTCTGTCCCCATTGTGGGCAGTTAATGAGAAGAGATAATCCAGATGGAGGCTGGACATGAAATTGACTGAAAATGAAAAAGAAGTAATGAAGCTTATTGCCGAAGGAAGGAATAATAAATTTATTGCCAAGAAATTATATCGAAGTATGGGTGCTATTAGGTCTCGTCTAAAGAGTCTCTATTTTAAGTTCGATATTGACGGAAATAAATATGATAAAAGATTGAAACTTGCCCTAATAGGACAAGAGCAAAGGGAGGCTTAACATGAAAATGATCACAGAGCGATTAAAGTTTGCGGATGTCTTTCCCGATAAAGCCGCATCGGTAGCCCAGAGGCTTCATATAAAAAAGGACGAGATAGCTTTTGTAAGGAAATACTATACGGCGGAAAAGGATAAGACGGAGGTCAAGAAGAAGGAACGGGCCGTAATTAGCTATATCTCCACAGGCATAAAGGACAGAGATGGTGAAAAGCTCATGCCAGAAGGGGTGTTATTGGATAACTACCAGAAGAATATCTCCACAGGCATAAAGGACAGAGATGGTGAAAAGCTCATGCCAGAAGGGGTGTTATTGGATAACTACCAGAAGAATCCCATTGTCCCATTTGCCCATGATTATAGGACTATTCCCCCCGCAAAGAATATGTGGATTAAGCGAGACGAAAAGGGACTGGTTGCCAAGACAGTCTTTGCCAAGAACCAGAGAGCAGATGATATATACCAAGCCTATTCAGAAGACATAGCTGGTACGGGCCCCCTGCTAAATGCTTTCAGTGTGGGGTTCATTCCCCTTGAATGGGAGGATACGGATAAGAAGGCGATGGAGAAAGATTCCGACCTGCCAAAGCGGACTTACAATAAATGGGAGCTTTTAGAATATTCCCTAGTCCCCATTCCAAGCTGTCCAGAAGCATTAACCATAGCCGTTGAGAAAGGCCTTATTTCTGATAGATTGAAGAAGGATTTGGAGATTGAAGTTGTGAAGGATGAGAAGGACAGGGAAATAGAAATAACTATAGAAGATGTGGAGAATGCTGAAAAAATTCATAAAGCTCATGTGGGAACAAAGATAGCGAGTGAAGAATATGAAGAAGTAGCAAAAGAATTAAGTGGAGATAGAGAGATTGAAGTAGAGCTATCACAAAAGTCCGCAGAAGGATTTTTTCTTAAAGAAGAGCAAAAGGCCGAATTAGTAAAGACGGGATTTTTGAACGAGAAGGGTGAGGTTGTCATAACCAAACCCGAAACGACCGAGAACTACCACCGAATCCCTGTAAATACGAGTTGTAAGATAACGGCTACGATAACCATATCGGCAAAAGAAGGCATTAAGGCTCTCTATTGTGGCACGGAGAAAAAGATTCATACCTACCTGTTCGATGTGAATAAGTGGACTATGGAGGAAGCTCAAGCATGGGTAGATTCGCATAAGGAATTTAATGAGATTGAGATTAAAGAGCCTCAGCACAAAGAGCGTTGGAATAAATCACTGTCCAAGCTGTTCGATATATCAAATGCAGAAAGTTCCAAACCACTGAGATTCCATTATGACCTGTACGAGAAGTTCCTGGAGTGCAAGGTTAAAGAGATATTCCAGAACGGTTATGTCATTCCCAGCCCGCTGTTGGGGACATACCTTGCAGGCTTCAAGGAAGTTCTGGGTGAATTCGACCTGAAGGACACTAGAAAATTCGTCTGGGATGGTTCAGAAGTTCCTCCCGATTATGAGGTTATTAGCCTTAACTCTAAAAAAAGTGATGATTTCCTAATTAGTGGTATGTGTTTTTATGAGGCAGAGAAGAAGCCTCTGATAGTGAATTTCAGTCCTGGCTTTTACGGAATGACTGTAACGCTTACCACATCGAATGAGAACAAGGAATGGAATAAAGAGCTACTCGATAAAGTCCATAGCTGGGTCTATGAGAACAATTTCCTTATAGGCGAGAAATTCTCTCTTAGCGGAGAATTCCTTAAAGAGCCAGACGACAACTGGGATAACCTTATTCTTGACGAGAAACACAAAGACTCGATTCGTAAATCAGCCAATTTCCTGGCAAAGAAAGGCAAGGCTTTTACAGGCAGGGGCCTATTGTTTATAGGACCTCCGGGGACGGGCAAAACAAAAACAGGTCGAGTCCTTATGAACGAATTGGATGCAACCTTTATCTGGGTGTCTAGTAAAGATTTTAGACACATCGGGCCACTCAGGGCTCTGGCACTAGGCTTCTCTCTAGCCCGAAGTTTAGCTCCAGCAGTTCTTTTCCTTGAGGATATAGATACCTGGCTGAGAGGGGAGATGGAATATGTGACGGACCTGATTAAGACTGAGATGGACGGCATAAAGCAGAACAGGGGCATTATCACCATCCTTACATCTAACTATCCCGAAAAGCTTCCTGATGCGTTATTAGACCGCCCGGGCAGGTTTCATCACATAGTAAATTTTGAGCTTCCCAAGGCAGAGCATAGAAAGGCGATGTTGAAACTCTGGGCAGGTGATATAGATGAGGATTTATTGAAAGAGATAACGGAAAAGACCGATGGTTTCTCAGGTGCTCACATTAAGGAGCTTGTAGAATTCGCCAAGATGATCGCAGAAGAGGACGAGATTGAGATTGGAAAGGCGTTGATAATGAGCCTCGATAAGCTCATGGAGCAGAGGGAGTTGATAGAGGAGATAAGGGGCAACCAAGTGGATACTAGGGCAGTCTGGGGCAGAGTCAAATATGAAGAGGGAGAGGTAAAGATTATGGAGGATAAATTGATAGAGATTAAGGCAGACGAGAAACAGAAGTTCAACTGCGAATGTATCAAATGCGGACACAAACTGACATCTGACAAGCACTGCAACGAGATAAAATGCCCGAAATGCGGAGGCGAGATGAGGCGAGCGGAGAGGCCAGGGCCAGGGAGAAGTGTCGATGAGTTTAAACAAGAATCTGATGAAACTTCAGAGCAATTTAGAAAATTGATTAATGATATTAGAGACCAATTGGAAGGACATTATGAGTTAGTTATAAAAGAGAAGGACGAAATCATTGCCGAGCTAAAAGAAGGTCGAGTCCTCAGCCGTAAGCACAGGGAGGTAGTGAAGAAAGCCGTTTCTGCATTGAATGAAGTCCTCAAGGCTGATGCCACAGGTAGCCGTGAGGATGAGGAGAGCGAAAGCGGTACTGTAACAGAGCGGGAGGTTGAAGTCGTAAAAGACGGAGAGAGAGAGTTCAGCAAAGAGGATATTGTAAAAGTCGTAAAAGAGGTTTCGGGTGAGCAGATGGGAGAGATACTGGAAGATGCGTTCAAGAACACACTTGAGCCAGAGAAGATAAAGAGCATGGTAAGTGAGGCCATACGCCTGGAGCTTCAGAAGCTAAGAGGGAAGGTGGTATAAATGAGAAGAGGAAAAACACTTTTATCTAGGGATGTTCATATTTTTAAAAAACGATTTCACATAAGCATTCTGACACTAGATGAAAAGATGCCTGGATTTCCATGTGTAGCCAGAATTCGCTTTCCCAAAAGGTACAAGCCTTGGTACGATATTACAATTTTAAATCATATGTTTAGTTTTGGGTGGCCTTGAAGAAGAGATGAGATGATTAATAAAGGTCTTAAATTACTATGGGATATATTTAATTACTTTTTCCGTTTGGAGACGATGAGATTCTGCGATAAATATGAGAGGTATTATCCAGAAAAAGATAATTTTCCAATAGAGATTCCACCCCCCGATGATGCTTGGGATGATTATTTAACGGGAGATAAATGATTAACCGTTTCCTATTCTCGCAATAGGATTCAGTTAATCTTGCTGGCTTCGGGAAAGAGTAAGCTACTCTTTTTCGGAGATATCAGTAGGCAAGGCTGACCGATGGAGGTAGCCGTAAGTGTTGCCAGTCGGAATGAGCCAAGCCTACGGAGATATTAGGCACAAAGGAAAGTTGAATAGTACCTGAAATTTAAAGGCCAGTAGAAATGAAAAAGAAAAATGGAAACTACAGAAAAAATAGAAAAAACAACCATGAAGGAGAGCGAACTCCATAAGCTCATTGCGGACAAGACAAAAGAAGGACTCAAGGAATTTGCTGAAAAAGAAGTTGCTGAGAAAATAGATATCCTGATCAAGGAACAGAAAACAGTTTTTGGCGACTATGCCAAAGACCAGCTCAAAGAGCAGATGCAGGATCTGCTTTCCAAATACAAAGTTGACCCAGCACTTGAAGAGGCTGAAAAAAAGGGAACCAAATTCAAATCATTCGGCGATTTTCTGACATCGGTTAGGAAATTCAGAGTCAATCGGGATTTAGACGAAAGGTTGGCATTCATCGATCAGGACGGGAAGGTAGATAAAACCGCTGGTCATATGGAAATAGGCGAAGACTCCCAGGGTGGATTTCTGGTTCCTGAAGTTTACCGTGCAGACCTGCAGATGATTGCACTGGAAAATGCCATTGTAAGAACTAACGGCGCAATGGTTATCCCCCCAATCAAGACAGATTCAGTGAAAATTCCTTATGTCAACGATGTCTCACATGCCACAACCGTATTCGGTGGAGTTCAAGCATCTTGGACGGCAGAGATGGCAGAGAAAGATCCGACCAAACCCACATTCGGACAAATGGAGCTTACGCCCAAAAAGCTTGCAGGCCTAACCTACACTTCAAATGAACTACTTGCTGATTCTGCTATAGCGCTCGAACCTCTCATCAAACGGATGTTCGGGAGTGCGTGGGGCTATTTTGAGGATCTTGCCTTCCTGGCCGGAACTGGCGTGGGACAGCCTCTCGGCATCCTGAACTGCAACTGCTTGAAGACCGTCAATAGAAACACCGTTAATCGTGTGCTTTTCGAGGACTTGAGGGAGATGTACGCCTGCATGCTTGGGCCTTCCCATCCGTATGCAATCTGGGTACTCAACCAGAGCGTTCTTCCCGACCTAATTGGAATGACTTCTGGAGATGTCGCACCAGCGGCCGCAAGCAATCCTATTTGGATTAACAGGGATATGGGAGCACAGAATCCAATTCCAGGCAGAATTTTCGGACGACCGTTCTTCATCACTGAAAAGGTACCAGCGTTGGGAACTCAAGGTGACATCGGATACTTCGATATGCGCTATTACTTCATTTTCGACAGACAGCCAATCACTATTGATGTGTCCACTCACGTGGCTTTCACTACAGACCAAACTTGCTGGAGGTTCGTACTCAGGGTCGCTGGTCAATGCTGGCCGCCAACCACACTCACTCCACGTAATGCGGCTGCTCCAGTAACTACCATATCTCCTTTTGTCGTACTTGCCGCAGCCACGAGCTAAGGAATAGAGATGAAATACGATACGAAAGACGGCGGATTTACAAGTCTAGGTGAATTTCTGGTCAGAGTCCGCAGAGTTTGTGACGGAGAAGTACAGGACAATCGGCTAAAAACCGCAGGCCATATGGCTGAGGGTGACGATTCACAGGGAGGATTCCTTGTCCCCGAACAGTGGGCTTCGGGGATTTATCATGCGGCACTGGAAGGTTCAATCGTAAGGGCGAAAGTAGATAAAGATGCGATTTATACGCTCAAAAAAGGAAACTCAGTAAAATTCAGGAAGCTCCATGAGGCTGATAGGAGTTCCAACATCTTTGGTGGCATCACATTCTCTTGGGTAGAGGAGGCTGGCGATAAAGTCGCTGCAATTACAAAGCCCGCTATTGGAGAGTGTGAACTGACCGTACATAAGCTCATAGGTGGCTGTTTTGCATCGAATGAGCTTGAAGATGATTACGGAACTTTAGAGAAATTCATTCGGCTCGCATTCGGACAGGCAATTCGGTTCATAGAAGATGACTATTTCATCAACGGCACCGGAGTGGGGCAACCAATAGGGGTACTCAATGCAAATTGCTTAATCCCCGTAGCAAGACAGGTGGCTGGCGATATACGCTGGCTTGATATCGGTAGGATGGCGAGAAGGCTTTTACCAGATAGTTGGGAGAGGGCTGTGTGGCTCTTGAACGCCGATGTTCTGGACAGGCTTTTCATAACCATTGACCCCGCTGCTAATGCAGTTCCGGTACTTGATTTAAGTAAGCGGACACTCTGGGGCCGACCATTCATTGTAACCGAAAAATGTCCATCCCTTGGTACTCTAGGAGACATTACCCTCGCTGATTTCGGTGCGGGTCATTACCTGATAGCCGATAAGGAGATGGGAGTATGGGCATCTCGTCATGTC